GGATGGTGCAATTTCTGTTATTGTTGCCGCCTTCCCAACTATCTCTAGGGAACAGGCACAGGGCATTGTGGCTGGTGTCCAGCAGGGCAAGATGATTCCCACCACAGAAAAAGAAAAACAGGCCAACCAAGAACAAAACAACCCAGAAGAAGGCCAGGGCGGTTCAGCAGTTCCAGTTGAACCCAAAACCCCACAGACTCCCACAGGCTTGTCTCAAAAAAAAAGTAATTTAGACCTTGCCGACGATGGGTGCGGCAGGGAGAATGACGGAACTTTCGGGCCTGGTAATACTTGTGCGGCTGGAGGTGGTGGTGACATTGGGCAATCAGACAAAGCCGCAACAACAAGCACAAAATCTCCAGAGTTGTGGAAACTAACAAAAAAAGAGTTTTTTCACCCACAAATATCTAGAAAATTTATTGATGCAGAAAATGAAAAAGATGGGACAATTATTGGAAACATAGGGGATTTAATTCATGGAGAAAAAACAAGAGAGCTATTAAAGCCAGTTTTAGATGTTCCTGTAATGGTAATGAGAACACCTGTTGTAAATGGTGAAAGAGTTGAAACAGGAGAAGATTTTGTTTTTGATGGGGCTTCTGGAACATTCCAAGGGAAGCCGGCAATTTTTATTAACCCAAACTCAAAGATGGTAGGAACTTTGTATGAAGAGGCCGCCCATCAAATGAGAAGGGCAAAGGGAAGAGAGATTAAAAAGGCAGACATTAAAAAAATTATTAGTGGGGACGATGATTTTAATAAAATGTATAAGGATGACCCAGAGGAAATATCTGCCAAAAGAATGGCCAACTATATTGGAACTCTTGCAAGCAAAGAAAAAAGCCATGAAGAAATTGTTAGAGACGCAGTAAAGTCCGGCAAAAAAGTTCCACAAAATGTATTAAAAGAATATAATTTAAGCACAGAAACAGCCGTTGTTCACGGGCTAAATAAAAATGAAGTAAAGATGCTCATAGCTGGAATGATGGGTGGCATTGAGTTGGGCAAGTATGATGGAATTGATTTTACACCACCAGAAGGAGCCAGAGAAGCCGCCAAAAGGGCTTTGGATATAAGGGAAAAGAAGCCAGCCAGCCAAAAGGGAATGACCCCTGTGGGCATTGCCAGGGCTAGGGATTTGATGAATGGGGTGAAGCTGTCACCAGATACCGTGCGTCGAATGAAAGCCTTTTTCGATCGCCATGAAGTGGATAAGAAGGGCAAAACCTGGGATGAGCAGGGAAAGGGCTGGCAAGCCTGGAATGGATGGGGTGGTGATGCTGGCTATGCTTGGGCAAGGAAAGTTGTTGGCCAGATGGAATCTAGGGACAAAAATCTTGAGCAAAAGGATGAGCCTACTGAATTTGCCAAGGATGATGTTAAAGAGGTTCTCAATCCATGCGGCATGAAAGATGATGGAACTTTTGATGATAAAAATACTTGTGCTGTTGGATATGGTAGGCCGAAACTGAAGGGTGGATATGAACCCAAGCGACCTGGTGGCAAAATCATTAAAAAGCCAACACCGCCAGCACCCAAGCCAGCCCCACCCCCTCCACCACCACCCCCACCTCCAAGCCAAACCCCACCCAAGCCAGCACCGCCAACAACCCCAGCCCCAGGGCAAATAGAGGGGCGCAATCCCAATTTCAAGAAAACAAAAGCAGTTGAAAAAATTGAGAATGACCTTCTCAAAATGGGTGTGAAATATGTTGATTTGCCAAACAAAGCAGAAACAGCAGAAGCAATTAAACAAGAAGTTATTGATTTAGAGAAAAAGGGCTATGGAATCCCAGATAGGATTCAAAGGGGTGTAAGGATGAAGGGTGCAATGGCATGGGTAAATAGAGGCTCAAATTATCAGACCATATCTCTTAACCACAGAAAAGGTGGAAGATGGAATGAAATCACAGAGCTTGAAGAAATTTGCAATCTTCAAGTCAAGCAAGGCTTTTGGTCTAGCAGGGGTGTTGTGGCTCATGAGCACGGCCATTCCCTACACGCAAGAGCTATTGGTGTTGAGGGATTTAGGAATTACAGATATTGGTCGCTTCTGCCAGTAGAACAGGCAAACAGAATTAAGGGCTTGGCATCAAAGGTTAGTGGATACGCCAAGGAAGACCCCCTTGAGTTTGTGGCTGAAACTTTTGCTGGACATGTAAATGGCAAAAGATACTCTAAAGAAATCTATGATGCCTATGATGAGCTACGGGGGCCGAAGCTAAAGTTCTAGCCATGAGAATTGCCAAAGAGGACTTTACCCCAGAAGCATACAGGGAAGCCCAGGAAGAGTGGTTTAGGCAACTCTTTGGGGATGACTATGCCAAGAATGCAGACAAGGAACTGGCAAGACCAGGCCCGAAATCCACAGCCCAGACCCCAGCCCCTCCATCAGAGAGAATCAAAGGCTCCAAAGAGAACAAGCCTGGTTCTGCGGCCACAAAAAGCACAGGGGGCAAGATTGATATTGGGGAAGGGGCTGAAGAGGCCATTAAGAACAAGCTGAAGGAATGGAAAGACAAATACCCTAACAGGAAAGCCCCAAGCCTTGGAACCCTCAAGAAAGTATTTAGAAGGGGTGCTGGAGCCTATTCCACAAGCTTTAGGCCAACCATTAGGGGTGGAAAGCCCAACTCAAGGAATGCATGGGCATTGGCTAGGGTAAGCAAGTTTCTAAAGATGGCTGGTGGTGGAGAGGTAAAAGAATCTTACAGAAAAGCAGACGGCGATCTGCTTTGACATAAAAAGGGGTTTTATGCCCCTACCCTTGCCTCGTGGTGACGAATCTGAACAAGAGTTTGTGTCTAGGTTCATGGGAGATGAGCAAGCTATAAGTGATTTTCCCGATGAATCCCAGAGGGCGGCTGTTGCCTATAAAACTTACAGGGATGAAGAGGAAATGGAATGTGGGGATTGTGAAATGGAAGAGAACGACTTTGGTGGGGTAAGCATTCTGGAGATTGGGGAAGCCAAGGGGCATGACCTTTTTGTGGATAAGATGAGCCTTGAGAAGGCCATGGAAATCATGAAGCAAGCCCCTAATGGGGTTAAGGTAAAGATGAACCACGGCTCTGGCCTGGACGCTGTCGTCGGATTCGCCAGGAATGCAAGGATTGAGGGGGACAAGCTGGTGGCTGATTTGAAGCTACTGAAGAACAGCCCCCACTATGGCCTCATTAAAGAAATGGCTGATGAAGCCCCAGACCAGTTTGGCATCTCCCTTGCCTTTGTGAATGAGAGTGAAACCATTGAAGGCAAGGACTACATTCGCCCCCAAAGCATTGCCTCTGCTGACCTGGTTTCCAGCCCAGCCGCCACCAATGGATTGTTTGAGGAAGTTGTGAAGTTTATGCAAAAGTTCGGCTACATGGCCGGAGGGAAAGCTATTCCTGTTGATCTGCCAGAAGCAGTTGTCGAAGGGGATGGTTTGACAAAACAAGGAGAAACAATGGAAAACAAAGAAGGTTACGACTACAAAAAGGATATGGACGAAATTAAGGTTCGTCTCGCCGCATTGGAAGATGCGATGAAACCCAAGGAAGAAATGGTGAAGGAAGAGGAGAAAAAAGAAGAGGTGAAAGCCGAATCTGCTCCTTCCGTTGTCATTGAAAAAGAGGATGAGGAAAAAGAGGATGAGGGTGTTGAGATGGCCGAAGTGGTAAAGAAAGTTCTCACCCAATTTGGCATCAAGCCCATCCCTGCCTCCCCTGCTGTTGAGGCTCCTGTCGAGAAGAAAGAGGAGCCGAAAAACTTTGAAGCCCTTGTGTCTGCTCACCCGGAATACAAGACTTCGAAGCTGAAGGCTATGAAGGCCGTCATGCTTTCAAACCCCAATGAGTATGCCGAGGCTCTTGGCCGTGGCATCAAGAACATCTAACAAAAGGATAAAATAGAATGAGCACGAATATTGATAATGGATTCCGGACGTTCTCCAGTTCGTCCGCGATCTCGGCTTATCGCTTCGTCCAGCCCTCCACCACGACTGCTGGTGGTGTTGATGTGGCTGTGACTGGTGCGACCAAGGCCATTGGTTCAACCATTGAAGATGTGGCGGCCAACGGTTATGTGACCGTGAAGCTGTTCCACCCCACTTTCTTCGCAACCGTCTCCGGCACTTGTGCCATTGGCGATGTGCTGAAGTTTGATTCGCTTGGACAGGTGACGACCCTGGCCGCGAACCTTGTGACTGCCGGGATTGCTCTGGAAGCCGCCACCGCGACTTCTGCTGTGATCGAAGTGGCTGTTCCCCTGGTCTAACCCCTAACAAAGAAAGAATAAAACAATGAGCTTTATTTCTGGTGGAACCACCATTCGGGCAGACATCAACCAAGCGTTGATCGAAGCCCCCAACGCTGATACTGGCTTGATCGGTGCAGAGGTATTCCCTCTGTTGCCTGTCTCTGCCAAGAGCGGCCAATACCTCAAGGTTCAGCTTGCACAGGCTGACCTCCTCAACAATGACTCAAAGCCCCGTGCGGCTGGTTCTGACTACGCGCGTGCTATCCGTTCTTTTGGAACTGATACCTACGACACGATCGAATTCGGCCTCGAAGAGCTAATTGATGACAGTTTTCGCGCTGATGCTGACAGGTTTTTTGATCTCGAAGCATCGTCTGCCCGCTTCTTGCTCCGGCAGATTAAGCTTGGACATGAGAAGCGTGTGAGTGACATTCTGTTTGCCACCAACACGCCTTTCACCACCGCCGATCAGTCTGCCATCTCCGCATACACCAATGCGAACCTGGCCAACATTGATGTGGCTGGTGATGTGGCCGCCGCTCGCACCGAGCTGAACAAGCTTGGCTATGAGGCGAACACCGTCATCATGTCTGCCCCTGTGTTTGAGCGTATCCGCCGCACCACCAAACTCCAGAACCAGTTCTTCGGTGTTGTTTCTGACACCAAGGGCCGTCTCTTGAGTGAGGCCGAGATTGCCGCCGCCCTTGCGGTGGAGCGTGTTCTCGTGGGCCGTGCCGCCATCAACTCTGCTAACAAGAATAAGAGCTACTCTGGTGGCTTCATTGTTCCCAATAGCCAGATTGTGGTTGCCAATGTGCAGAGTGGACAATTCACCGCTGGTGGAGTTGGTCGTACCCTGGTGTGGTCGGCTGATGCCCCTGGTGGCTTTGTCTCTGAAAGCTATCGTGATGAAGCCCGTCGTAGCAATGTTCTCCGTGTTCGCATGAACACTTCGGAGAAAGTCATTGATGCGAATGCCGGTGTGCGTATCACCACCAGCTTTGCCTAAAGATTAGTTGCTTGTGTGTTCCTGGTGGGGGCTGGAGGGGAAACCTTCCAGCCCTCACTTTTTATACCAACAAAATGAAATGGCTTGTCTTGGCAATCATTCTCTCTGGATGCTCAAAGCCAGTAGAGCAAAATGAGCTTCCAAGTTATTCAGATATGGGGGCGGCTCAAGATGCCCAAGAAGCATTGACATATAGCAAATAGAAATCCTTAATAAGAAATCCTCAATGAGAAATCCTATCAGCCTTTACCTAATTGCTGGCAATGAAGAAGCCTATATTGAAAGATGCCTTGAATCCTTTAAGCCCATGGCAGAGGAGCTTGTTGTTTGCATTGCTAGGGGGAACCTTGAGCCAGACAAAACAGAAGAAATTGCATTGGCTCACGGGGCTAGAATTGTTCACTATAAAAATCAAAAAGCTGATTGGCCTCATATAGATGACTTTGCTGGGGCTAGGAACACAGCCCTTAATGCTTGCAAGAATGAATGGGCTATTTGGGTTGATGCTGATGATGTGATGCAACCAGGGGCAGAGGCTTTGGTTGATGATGCCATTGATGAGGCTAACAAGAGAGGGGCAGATTTAATTGCTTTTCGATACGATGTTCAAAATGCTGGATTGATTCCCCTCCGAGAAATGGCCTCAAGGAAAGGCAAATGTTCTTGGAGGAACAGGGTTCATGAAATGCTTGTAGCCCATGAGCCAGACAAGATGTTTGGCATTGATAAGGTGGTTAGGGTTCACAAGCCCCATGGCTATAAAAAGACTTCAGCAGACAGAAACTTTGCCATCCTAAAAGACACCCTGGTTCCTGCGGCCAACAGCCTTTACTACACCCAGCAAGAATACTTCCTTTCCATGAATTGGGAGAAGTGCCTTGAGTTTGGTGCAATGGCATTGATGTTCTCTGACCTGGAGGACACCCTTCGATACGATGTGCTTTGCAATATGGGAAGATGTGCCAAGCCAGAGGATAGGCTAAAATACCTTGGCCAAGCCATCACCCTCCAGCCAGACAGAAGGGAAGCCCACTACTGGACAGCCCTTGAATATGCTGGCAGGGGGCAATGGGCTAAAGCTTGGGGTTCAGCCAGGGCGGCCATGTCCCTACCAAGGCCATCCTCTCACTACTGGAACCAAGTAGAGGCCATATACAACTGGCAAGCCATGGATATGTATGAAACTGCCTCTGTTTGTGTGGGCAAGAAGGAAGAGGCTGAAAAGATGAAAAAGATGAAGCCAGCCCCCAGAATCACCATGGTTCATGCCACCAAGGGAAGGCCACAAGTTGCATGGCAAAGAAGGTTTCAATGGCTTTCCCTGGCTCAAAAGCCCCTAGAGATTGAGTGGCTGTTCATGGTAGATCATGATGACCCCATTGATTACACCCCCCACCAGGCCATTAGGTGTAATCCTGGGGGCATTATCAATGCTTGGAACCAAGGGGCAAAACTAGCCAAGGCAGACATTATTGTTCAAATGTCGGACGACTGGAGCCCGCCAAGGCATTGGGATGCCTCTATTTGCTCTTTAATTGGCTCTAAAACAGGGGATGCCGTGCTGGCAGTATCAGATGGCTACCGCACAGATAAACTCCTTTGTATGGCCATTCTTAACAAAAAGAGGCTTAAGAGGCAGGGAGGGTGGCTATTCCACCCAGATTACCAGGAATCCGATGGGCTATATTCAGATAATGAGTTCACGGACAGAGCCTATGCCGACGGGGTTGTTATTGAGGCCAGGGATTTGAAGTTTGTGCATGAGAATCCAATGTTCACCAAAAAAGAAACAGACCAGCAGTTTGCCAACCACAACAAGCCAGAGTTCTATGAAAAGGGAAAGGCCATCTATGAAAAAAGAAAAGCCAATTCTTGGAGTTAGGCCAGCCAAGAAAGATGAGGATACCAATGGCCTTGGTATGATTAAGTTTGGAAAATCACGCAAAGACAAAACCAAGTATGTGCTTGTTGATATTGAGTATGATGAAAAGGCTGGGAAAGAGCTTTTTAAGATTGGGATGGAATTGCTTGCCAAAGACAAGGAAGCAGTCATCAATTATGTGGTTGTGAAGGCCATGAAATATACAGCAGAATTTAAGAGGAAAAAATGAGAGAAGTAAGCATAGAAGATTGTTTTGGCCAAGCCCTAGCCCAATACAGCAAAGGGCTTGATTTTGGTGTTGAGATTGGTGGTGGAACAGGAGATGGCTCTACTCAATGCATCAAAACAAAAGAACTATTAAGCTTTGAGATTCACCCAGACCGCATAGGCCGCCACAAATACAACCTTGATTCACGGCAGGGAGGAATGGCAATCAACTGGCTTTCCAGCAATCCAATGATGTGGATGAGCGTAGAACAGGTTGAGGATTTTTATAGAACAACCCAAACCAAGCTGAATCAATATCCTCTTGAGCATATAATTGAATGGCACAGGGAAGATTTTAGGGTTTCTAAAAATTATACTTGGGGGCATCCATCGATTAAAGATGAGGCAGATTTTTTGTTGTTGGATGGAGGAGCATTTTCTGGTCGGGCTGATTTTATGGTTTGGTTTCCTAAACTAAAAGAAGATGGAATTATTGCGCTAGATGATACAAATGATATTAAGAATTATGGCAACTACCAATGGCTTAAAACAGCAGGGTATGATCTTTTGTGGGAAGATTGGGGATGGAGGAATGGCTGTGCCATATTTAGAAAATGATGGAGCATATCTATCAAAAAGAATGCTTTGAGGAAAACTGGTTCACCGACCCCCATGTCTATAAGACAATAGTTCAAAATTGCAGGGACAATGGAACCATTGTTGAGCTTGGGGCATGGAAAGGCAGAAGTTCAGCCTTCCTGGTTGTGGAGGCAAAAAATAAAAGCAAGGACATCCAAGTTAACATAGTGGACACATGGCAAGGCTCACAGGAACACACAGACAGCATGAAAGATGGCCTCTATGAAAAGTTCATCTCAAATATGGCTCCCCTCAATGGGCTTTATACAGCCCACAGAATGACTACCAATGAGGCATCAAAGTTATTTGAAGATGGCTCCCTAGATGGTGTTTTTATAGATGCTGACC